GGCTGCTTTCTGACATTCAATGCGCCTGTGTTCACATATCCAGTGAATGTCGCTGTCTTTGCTGCTCCGTATGGTACAGTTGGATTATTCCCTGATCCGCTTCCCGATCCACTTCCTGATCCGTTGCCGCCTGACACGTCGCAGCCGTTTTCAAGTGCCATTATTGTGTGTTTGCCTGCCGCCACTGAAATGTCGCCAGTCATAAGATTGTCGCCTGTGCCTGTGTACTTGCTTCCTGTGAGTTTTTCAAACTCTCCTGTCGCCATAATAGCATTGACCATGTTGCCTGTATAAATATCCTTTGACACGCTGATTCCTGCGCATTTAAGTACTGGCGACATCATCGCACTGCAATCAGTTTCGCAAGGTGTGTTCAATGCTGTCGGATTCCAGCCGACCTTTTCAAGTTCTGTGTACAGTGAAGTTCTGTGTCCCTGGCAATATCCGACTGAATCATTGCCACACAGCTGCTTCATTGCTGTTGCTGCCTTTGCAGCCTTGTTTCTGTCTTTGAAGCGAAGAACGACAGTCTGACCGAAGTTGTACCAGCTGCCTGTTTTTACTTCTCGACCTGTCTGATCGCCCTTCTGTCCTCCTGTTGCTTTTCCGTTTTCGTCAATACTAGCCCATCCGCATAATGTTCCCATGTTCTTTTCCTCCTGTTATTCTTCTGTTAATGCTGAAATGATAATGCAGCCGATCACGAAGATATAAAATATCAATACCAGTGGGGCTGCTAATGATACCACGAAGGCGATCAGGAATGCTTTTAGCATATACCCGATCCAGTCCTTCGCTGTCGGCGGTGGCTCAACCTCTGCGCCGTGATGTTTTGCTTCTCCCTTGTCAATCTCAACGCCTGCGATCAGCAATAGCATAATGATGACTACTGTCGCCATGAAGCAGATCACGTATGATGTAATGTAAGCATGTAGCATTCCTTTGACCTCCTGTCTTTTTATTCTGTCTGTATCTTCTGTACCTGAAGCGCAGCTGCTACCGCTGCCGCTTCTCTTTCTTCAGGCGGTGTGACCGCTTCAGCTGCTTTCTGGTTCTTCTTTTTAAGTTCATTCAGTTCATCGACCGCTGTTTCAATTAGATCGTCAATCATGTCTTTGCTGATCAGCCCTGCTGATATGTATTCAGTCAACTTCTGCTGCTGCGCCTGAATCTGTTCCCACACCCATGACTTCTTGATTGTCCCAGTGCCGCTTCCCCATTCCTTTTCTGACCTTGATACAATCGACAGAAGGCTTTCTTTTACCAGTTCCACGACTTTGTCTGCCTGTTCCTGAAGCTGTTTCTTTTGGTCTTCCTTTGACTGCTTTAGGAAGTTTCTGACCTTGATCCCGATGCCTGCCACAATCGCAATGATTGTCAGGATCATCGGCAAATTATCATAAATTGTTTTTAATATTAAAGCTGCATTTTTCATCCGTTCGCACCGCCTTCCTCGTTTTCACTTTCCTGCTTTCCTTTTTTGATTTTCTGCCAGTTCTCAATTCCTGCCTTTATCATGTACCCGAACACACCCATGCGAAGCACTTCAGATGTTTCGCTGATCAGTGTGGTCAGCACTGATGTGTCTGCGAAGTGCCAGATCGCTATTACTGAAAACAGTTCAATGATAATGTAAAGCAGCACGCAGACAACCACAACTTTTTTTGAAAACTCCATGATCCAGCTTGTCAGTGACTTCTTGCGTCTTTTCTTTCTTCTGCTCGCTGGTATTGTATAGTTGTACTTCTCCACGCGCTTTTCCTCCTTTTACTCTTCGATGTACTGATGTGGATGTGATTCATCAATGATCTTGTCAATTCTGTCCACACGCTTGTGAAGCTGTTTCAGGCTTTCCGATGCTCTGATATAATACTCCCTGATCTCTTTCATTTCGTTTCTGTATGATCCCATTTCAGACTTCACTTCAATCATAGTGTTTTGAATGTTTTCCAGTTTGGTCAGGATCGTTGCATCCTCTCTGGCTTCGTCCTGTGTGTCCTTCTTCACATTTCTGTTGCGTGTGCTGATTCCGAAGAAGATTGCGAACGCAATCGACACGCCTGAAAGTAACAATGATACTTCAATAGTCATTTTCTTTTTCCTCCGTCAAATATATTGCGAAGTGCTGCTTCGATTGCATCGTTTTCGTCTTCTGCCCTTTTGCGCTTCCCGAATAGATCGTCAAGCCTGTCTGTGGCTTCGTCCTGCGTCTGTATCGCTTCGATTCCATGTTGTGCCATTATTTCTGCCTGTTCCCTGACAATGTCTGTCAGAAGCGTATTCACGGCGCACAGCCTGTCGATCAATTCAATCTGCGTCATTATTCTTCACTGGCTTCATACTCTTCGCCAGTAATTTCCTTGTATTCCTCTGCTGTGATGCCCTTTCCTGCTCTCTTCTCATTCAGCGCAACCCAGCCTTTCAGTGTGTCTTTTGTGATATAGTCCATTTCCCACTTTTTCTTCAGTGAATCGAACTTTTTACTGTGTACCTTTTCGGTTGTTTCTGTGTTTGTTCCTGTGCTTGTTTCTGCCATGCTTATACCTCCATCATTTCTTGCATCATTGCCACGTTCATTTCAATCGCTGACATTGACTGCATGATCATCTTTGTTGCTGGACTTTCAAGCTCTGCCTGAAGTCTTGCATATTCTTCCTGTGTCATAGTTCTTTCGCTGTACACATAGACAGTGCGGTCTTCCTCTCCGTCAATACCCTTCCTGATCTGCTCTGCGATGCTCTTTCGCTGATAGACCACTGTCGGGCTTGATGTCGTGTCCCACTCTGTCGGCTTGTCCATGCTTTCTGACTGATACCATTCTGACATCATTGTTCTTCACTGCTTGCTGACTATTCTTTTCAGTTTCTTTATATTGACATATGGTTTTATGTGATCTTCATAAAATCCATAAGTGTCCGTGTGTGTATACCAGCCCATTGACGACAGCATTGCTGAAGCATCGTACCAGTTTATTTTCTCTTTCTTTGAAAGCTTATGCGCCTTCTTCGTACTTCGCTTCAGGATTGACTTGCGAAGTGTTGTGCGGTTGTAATGAAATACAAATCCTATGAAGTCAAGTGCGCGTCCTCTGGTCTTTGGTTTCTCTTCCCCTGTCCCCCCTGTGTGGCTATGCCGCCAAAGGTTCTTCACAAGAAGGCGAGCCGCCGACGGACCAATACGCTTCTGAAGCAGTGCTGCTCAAGTAGACGCAAGCACCGCAGCTCGCGCCGTTGCTGGTGTTACCGCCGACAAGCGCGACCGCAACGATCGTCACGTTGATCCAGTAATAACAACAACGATATGTCGAAGCACTGCCGCCGACAGATTTGACAAATCGTCCATAGTGCGTCATCAATGTGTCTTTCTGCCATCCTTCTGTCTTGCACACTGTTCCAACTTTTATGTAGTCTTTCCCTGTTAGGTTATAAGGCGGCGACATCTTCACTTTGATTGTTCCGTTGTCGCAGATATAGCCCACAAGTCTGTCCCAGCGGTTTCCCCATGGCTTTTCGCAATAGAACACTTTCACTTCATGTGTTCCGTCATTATAGCCGAAGAACTGCCCTTTTGTGTCCAGTGTTCCTGTCACAACTTTTCCGTAGTCTTTTGATGGATCATTGACATATGTGCTACATACGCCCTGACCGAACTTCGCCTGAAAGTTTTCAGACTTACTGATCAATGTCAGAAGGCTTTCGATCAGGTTTCTTCTGCTCCATGAAATGATCGTCCAGCCTGTTCCGTTTGCTGCTGCCCTGCTGATCTCTGTCTGTGCGTTTGTGTTGCAGTCTAGTTTCTTTCCTGACAAGCTGCGAAGTTTCGCGCCGTCATAGCTGCCGCCGTACATAGGCATGTACATATGATCTGCAACGCTTCCATCTTCTCTTGTGTATGCATCTGCGTTGTAGTTGCTGTCAACTCTTGCGTCAGATACGATGATATATTCATAGTTTCCGACTTCGTACTGACACAGCCACATCAAAGGAAATTCAGACATCGCATTCAGTGTCGTTGATGCGTCCCCGACATCGGATGCAGTGCCGTCCAGCTTCTTTGAATGGTCTGTGTGGTTTAACTCATACGCAACTGTTCTGTCTGCCTTCAGCATGACTGGTCTGTTCTGCTTAATGAAGAACACTTCGCCCCATGAGCCGAAGTCGAATGATCCGTCTGTGAAGTTCATCTTTGCTGGCGTGAATCCTGCTGCGTCATACAGATATGTGATGCGCGTGTCAGGATTGCTGTCAGCCTTGTTGATCTTGATTCCATATCTCTTGATACTGCTGAACTTTCCGTCTGCATCCTGAAGCTGTTTCAAGATTCCAGTCGTGTCAGCTTTTACCGCGTCAAGCGTTTCTTTGTCTGCTACATAAAGCCTTGCCATTTCTTTTTCCTCCTGTTATGTTGTTTCTTCCAAGTACACAAGCCCTGCTTCAACGCCGATCGTGTACTTCTTCCCTGTTGCAGAATCCGACATTGAATTGATTCCCTTCTGGATGTCCTTGCAAGCTGCCGCGCCTGCCTGTGCTGCCGCTGCCTGTTGCTGTGCCGACTGTGCTGCTGCGTTCGCGGCTGATGTCGCCTGCTGCATGTTTGCGTTGAAGTTGCTGATCTCCGAATAAATCTTTGCAAGGTTTTCTGTGTCAACAACTGGTTGAAGATCAAGAAACTTGTCTTTTCCGTTTCCAATCCTCAATATGTACTTGCCTGATGTGGTTTCTTCAACGCCCCATTCGTTCGCTTCAAGGATGCGACCTGAAGCCTTCCAGTTCGCTGTCGTGTCCTTTTTCGGTCTGACTGTCCATGTTGCCATCGTGTTTCCTCCTTCCTACACTGTGCCTGCATCTGCTTCGCATTCCTCTGTTGTGAATGCTGTGCCGCCGTCACAAGTCATTGGATCAACGCTGAACGCTGTGCCGCCGTCAATTGTGCTTCCGACTGTTCCTTTGATGTCCAGCATCTTTTCATACATTTTCTGCAATTCTTCCTGTGACTTGTATGTTGCTTCAGCGCGTGCCGCTGCGGTATTCGCTGCGCCTGCTGCTGTGTTTGCTGAAGAAGCTGCGCTGTTCGCTGCTCCTGTCGCTTCCTGCATGATCTGAAGCTGCTGTTGTCTTGCTGTTTCAGCAGTTTCCCTTTCCTGTTCGCTTTTCTTTCTTCGTGCTTCAGCGTTGATCCTGTCAACCTCTGCCGATGCTCTGGCAGCTTCAGCAACCTTCATCGCGGCTTCTACTGACAAAATATCCTGTTTTGTTTGAACTATATTGTCGATATACTGCTGTACCTTGTTTTCAAGTGCTGTGATCTCATTGCAGCTTTCAATCGCAGCATCGCTCCTGTTCGTTTCTTCGATCTCGATTGTGAACGCCTGTGAAGATAATACATACACGTTCTGTGCGTCCCTGATCTCAATGTCACAGTGTGCTGTTCCTGCTGCTGCAAGTGCCTGATTTGTCAGTTCAACCATAACTTTGTTGTCCACAACTTTGCATTCGTTATAGCAGAAATGCTTATCAGGTTTCTTGATATTCGCGATCACGATGCACTCTGTCGGGATTGTGAACACTTTGCCGTTATTTGTCAGCGCAACCCTGATGAAGCGCGTTCGCTTGTCGCCCTGCTTCGCAGATGCCATATACAAGCGTTCATCGCCTGTCAGTTCCAGTGTAATGTCAGTTATTAGCTGCATTTGTTCTGTCGCCATTGTCGTCCCCTCCTCTCGGTGTTGTCTCTTTTATTCTCCCTGCTCCTCAATCCAGTCGTTAATGAATTTTTTTATCCAGTCAATGTGACTCTGTGCCTCCTCGCTTAAAACTGTCATGCTGCCCTTGTTGTTGTCACTGGTAGTTTTTCCACTATCAGTCATTTCCGTGTATGTGAATCCTAAACGTTGTCCCTGTGCCGCATTTGTTGCGTTGAATCCTGTGATAACTCGTCTCATTCTGATTCCTCCATTCTTTTGATTATCCTTTTTTGTTCTTCCTGTACTTCGATTTCATCTTTTTCCATCTCGTGCAATAATAGCATCTCATTTCTCATTTGCTCATTAAACATTTCCTGTTCTTCTGCTGTTATATCTTCTTTTTTTGGTATGTCTGATTGTTCAATTCTTGTGTCTCTGCATCCTTTTTGTCTTATCTTTATTTCCCAATAAAATTCAAGTTTTGGTGTTCCTTTCACTACGAAATAGCCGTCTTTTTCACTTGTTGATTCAACATATAATTCGCCTGCTCCTTTTGCGGTGAGCATCACATGATATTTCATATCTTTCTCTATTGTCAGCAAGAAATCATCATCAAGATACACACAACACCGACCGTCATCGTCAAGTTTTCCTGCTCCCATATCTCCGAATGTCGGGGATGCTGTTTCATGTGCGTACATTTCTATATTTCGCCCATCGTCTGTGTGTATAATTCTCGATTTCTTCCCTAAACATCCAATAGTTCCGTATGCATATATATCATTGTTTGCTGTGAATCCATACCCCCACAGGACGCCCCCGCTCTCTCCAGCGAATATATGTGTTCCAATATATCCTAAAAGCATCGAATAATTGAGGTTTGATAATTTCCCTGAATTAAAATCTGCATTTAAGTATAAACCAGAGTAAAATTTCGGTGATAATGCAAACACCTCTCCTTTGTTTGTTATTTCGCAATTACTTCCGATTTCCAGTGAACCGCCCGTGATTTTTAACGCCTTTGTTTCTGCTGAACCGTCTGCGTTGATTTTAAAATTTGAGTTTGCCGTCACTGCTCCGTTCAAACTTATTTTTTCTGCATTTACCGACACTTTTTCTGCCGACTGATTGATTTTTGAGATAATCTCGTTACTTCCGACTTTTTCTGAAACGGTTGATTCAATCGCATCCGCTTTTACTTTAATCGCCGATTGCATCTGCTCCGTTGTGGAATACTCTGTCAGTTTCTCGTCGGTCGCTTTGTTTGCATTGCTTTCCGCAGTATTGCACTTTTCTGTTACGGTCGTTTTCGTCTCATAGGTCTTTGATACTCCTAGATTGATTTCTTCTTTTGAAGCAGTTATGTGTGTTTCAACCTCTGTCTTCGTGTAATATCCATCTTCAAGAACTTTCTTCGCGCTGCTGTTAGCGATCTTGATTGCTTCTGACTTCGCCCGATCTGTTGCTTCCTGCTGTACTTCGGCAAATGTTTTTGTTGCATTCGACAGTTCGACAGTGTTGCTTTGTGGGCTTTCTGGATATTCCGTCAGCTTTACAATTCGCTGTTTTTCCTTCGTGTGCGTCTTCTTACTGATCATCCAGACTGTATCGCCAATGTCAAAATCAAACACGCTGCTGTACTTCTTTGACTGTCTTGCAAGGTCAAGCACATCTGCTGTGTAGGCGACATACGGCTTTGACATTTCATCCAGTTTCGCGATGCCATCTTCGATCAGACTTGTCGTGTTTGTGTATCGTTCATCACTCCACACATATGTCTTGATCTTGCTGCTGTATTGATAATTTTCAAGATACGGCTTTCCCAGCCATTCGATTCCGATTCCGTCTTTCCCTAAAGGGATCAGTCGCGTATAAAAATCATATGTGTCGGAAGTCACTGTCAGCTTCTTCAGGTTCAGTCCTTCGATGAAGTATCGTCCGCGGTCTGTTCCAATCTGTTCATATATGTCGATCGTCTTTGTCAGGCTGTTGATCTTGCATTCCACACGATACGTTGACAAACAGTCCTGAAGGACTTCCCATGCGTTTGTCTCTTCGTCTTTGTTGATAGTCCTTTTCTTCGTGATCTGGCACGCGCCGACCTTCCAGCCTGTTCCTTCAAAGGCAAATTCAAGACATGCCCTGATCGTCTGTTCCTTGCTTTTAAAGCCGTATGGGAAGACTGTGCCTTCCAGTTCTTCGACATTCAGCTGTGCTGTGTACTCGTTGAACTGTGTGCCTGTCTTTCTTTTCCTGATGACATATTCGTCTTCTTTCGTCCTGATGTAGTATTCTTCTTTCAGAAGGTCAACTTGCTTGCCGTCCGAAGGATATTTGAAAGTCAATTCCTTGTCGCCTGAATCAAGCGTCTTCACAATCTTTCTGTCTTTGAAATCCTTCAAGATTCCGACACGTTCTTTTTTGTCATTAAAAATCTGCATCTATCATCCTCCTAAATCCACATAGGCTTGTACCTGATCCGAACGACTGCGTCTGTGTTGGAAAACTTCAAGACTGTCTGTGCCTGTGTGATTGCTGGAAATTTCCACAAATCAACACTTGTGAATGCGTCTGTGCCATTGTTTGTGACGCGCCCTTCTTCGCCGTCAATGATGATTGTCTGTCCTGCTGCCAGCTGTTCCACGATGATGTCATCTTCAAAGCCACTTATCTTGTAATTCTTCAGTGCCTTCTTTGCGTACACTTCAATGATTGCTGGTGCTTTTCGTGTCCCTTGTCGGTCAAGCGTTGTTTGTGTGATTCCGTCATATTCCAGCTTTAGTTCATCGTCAAAAAAATAGCCTTCCAGTGTGATGTTTAGCTGGTATCTGGTTTTCACTTTCATTTTTGAATAGCCGCTGCTTGCTGTATATGCCTTAAACTTTCCTTTGTAGCCATCGACTTCAACAACGCTTGACTTCGTGAAATTTTCCAAAAATGCCGACATCGACCTGATCAGGCTGTTTCTATCCTTGCCCCTGAAGTACATGCACAGCTTCAGTTTTCCCAGTTCCATGTCTGTTTCAAATTCTGTCGGAAGGATCGCGCCTGTCACGATCTCATAATCGACAGCAAGCGAAGGCGGCAGCACTTCGGCTGTCAGCTGCTTCGCATTGTATTTTCTTGCGTCTATACCATTAACTTTCATACTGCCTTACCTTCCTTTCCTTTTATCTTCCACAAGCTGTTCATCCACTTTCGTGTATGTCTTGCTTGCCACTTCTTCGCCGTCAATGTATGTGTGATTTTCAACCTTCACATTCGTTCCCGACTCTATATTCTTCAGCTTTTCATCAAGCATTGTGTTCAATTCCTGATAGAATGGTTTTAGCGGAAGAATAGCTTCGCCGCCTGTTTCTGGTTCGCCGCCAGCAAGCAGCTTGTTTCCGTTCATTCCGAAGATCATTGAATCGTTCATAATGCCGCCGTTTTTGTACCAGTCTATTGAAAAGTGTGGTACTGACGGAGGATTCAGGCTGAAGCTTCCTGTGATCTTCGGGTGTGGTAATTTCAGTTTCGGAAGTGACCATGTGAAGTTGAACTTCGACTTGATCGCTTCGATTGCATTGTGTACAGCGTTTTTCGCGGCATTGATCGGTGTTGTTATTGCGTTCTTGATTGCATTCCAGACCGATGTTGCTGTTGATTTTATGCTGTTGAACACGTTGCTGACTGTTGATTTTAATGTGTTGAACACGTTGCTGACTGTGTTCTTGATACTGTTCACAACATTGCTGATCGTGCTGCTGATGCTGTTCCAGATTGATGTTACTGTTGATTTCACACTGTTGAATATGCTGCTGACTGTCGTCTTGACCGCGTTGAACACATTCGTGATCGTGTTCTTGATGCTGTTCACAACATTTGACACTGTCGTGCTGATTGCTGTCCACACTGTCGTGAATACACCGCTGACCGCGTTCCATACTGTCGTGATAATATTCTGTACAAACGTGATTGCTGTCTGTATCTTTGTGCTGATTGCATCCCAGATTGAAATGATTGTATCTTTGCAGTTTTCCCAAATGAATCGGAACGGAACTGTCAGAATTTCAAATGCTGCGCTGAAAAATTCCTCAATCGCCATGATCACAACTGTGATCACGTTCTTGATTGTTTCAAAGACTGTTGATACAAAGTCCCTGATTGTCGTGAATATGTTGCTGAATGTGTTCCAGATTCCTGTCAGCACATCTGAAATTGTTGTGCTGATCGCTGTCCACACTGTCGTGACTGTGTTCACTATTCCGTCAAGTATGCCAGAAAAGAACGATACAATGCCATTCCAGATGTTTTCAAAGGTTGTCTTGATGCTATTCCACACTTCATCCCATGAAGTACCAAACAAGCCCAGAAAAGCGTCAGCAACGCCCTTGATTGTGTTCAGGATATTGCTGATATATTCCTTCAGCCCATTCCATACGCTTTCAAATATTCCTTTCGCTGCATCCCAAGCCCCTGACCAGTCGCCTGTGAATAACGACACGAACAAATCAAACACGCCTGTGATCACATTCAGTGTTGTTTCAATAAATATCGCGATGTTATTGAACACGCCTTCGATGATCGGTGCTAATACATTGCAGAAGCCTTCCCATATCGCCTTGACCACTTCCCCGAAGTTTTCAAAATCGAAGCCCAGTGAATTGAGTTTGTCAGTGATGTGCTGTCCGAACTCTGTGAACACTGTTTTGATTCTATTCCAGATTTCCGTGATTCTGTTTCTGAAGTCTTCGTTCGTGTTCCACAGCGTCACTATGACTGCCGTGATTGCTGCGATCGCAGCGACCGCAATTTCGACTGGCGATGTGATTGCTGCAAGTGCGCCCTTCAGGACAGCCATGCCGCCTGTTGCTCCTGATGCTGTCGTTCCCATTGTCGCCAACTTGCCGACAACTTTTCCAATTCCTGATGATAACTGTCCAGATACGCTGATAGCTTTTCCGACTATCGTCAGCAAAGGTCCGATCGCAGCCACAACTCCTGCGATCTTCAGGATCGTTTCTTGCTGCTGTGGACTTAATGCTGCGAACTTGTCTGCAAGTTCTCCAATCTTTGCCACTGCCTTTTCCATGAATGGCATAAGTGAGTTGCCGACAGTTATTCCGACATCTTCCAGCTTCGACTTCAGCTGTGTCAGTCTTCCCAGCAAGTTGTCCTGCATTGTCGCCGCCATGTCGGATGCAGTGCCGTCACAGTTTTGTAATGCTTCAGCATAATCACTGAAGGACATTCCGCTTGCGATCGCTTCATCTGACAAGCCAGACATAATCGTCTGCAATGCAGAAAACTGGTTCGTTCCTGCGATTGTCTTTGCAAGGTTCGCTTGCTGTTCGTCTGTCAGGTTGTTCCATACGCCGCGCACTCCTGTCAGTGTGCTTGACAGGCTGTTCATGTTACCCTGCGCATCGTACACCTCAACACCATACTTCGCCAGTTCGGTTGCGCAGCCTTTTGTATCTGTCGCAAGCCTTGTCATAATAGCGTTCAGGGCTGTTCCTGCTTCGCCGCCTTTGACACCAGCGTTCGCCATTGTCATCAAGACTGCTGTTGTTTCTTCCACCGAATATCCCATTGAAGCAGCTGTCGCAGCGCAGTTTTTATATGCTTCTCCGAGTGCTTCGGTTGTTGTGTTTGAATGGCTCATTGCATAAGCCATTTCGTCTGCGAATTTCCCTGCGTCCTTTGCCGATAGTCCGAACGCTGTCAGATAGTCTGTGACAATGTCTGACGCTGTTCCTAAGTCCATCGCGGATGCTGCTGCCAGATTCAGGATGCCGCCAATACCTTCCAGCATGTCATCCGTTTTCCAGCCTGCAAGTGCCATGTATTCAAACGCTTCGCCAGCTTCGGTTGCTGAATACTTTGTATCACGCCCCCACTGACGCGCTGATTCTGTCAGCCTGTCTGTGTCCTCTGCTGTTGCTCCGCTGATCGCCTGCACTTTTGACATTTGCTGTTCAAAGTTTGCTGCAACTGTTACTGATGCCGCTGCCACGCCGCCGATCGCGGTTGTGACCTTCATCATGTGCTGTCCTGCTGTCTGCACTGCCTGTCCGACTTTTCCAGCCTTTTCCGCGTATTCATCGAACTTCTGGCGTGCAAGTTCCGCATTGACATCACGAAGCTGCACTTCCATGTTCGCAAGGTCAGCTTCAGCCTGTGTGACTGCTGCGCCCTGTTTCTTCACTGCTGCTTCATACTTCGTTGTTTGCGCTTCTGTTGTTGCCAGCTGCTTTTCCGCTTTGTCCAGCTCTGTTTTTAATTTCTTTGTTTCCTCTGAATTTTCGCCAGTCGCTTCCTTGCTTTCTTCATATGCTTTTGACAGTTCTGCGACTTTTGCCTTCAGTTCTTCGCTTTTTTTCTTGTTGTTGTCCAGTCTGGTTGTAAGTGTTTCATAATGTGACTTGCAGTCCTCGACTTTTGTCTTCTGGACATCCATTTTCTGTGTAAGTTCGCTGATCTTTGCCTTTAACGCGTCAGATTTCGTGCCGTACAGCTTTGCATTTGCCGCAGCAAGGCTGTATTCTGACGACAGCTGCTTCATACTTGCGACCGCCGCCTTCATTGCTGCCTGATATTCTGACATTGAAGCACCGATCTTGATTGATGCCTGCGCCATATATGCACGTTCCTTTCATCACTTCTCGTTGATGGTCTTGATCTCGAACGCCACATGATCCAAAAGGCTCATAATATCCGACTTCATAACATTTGAAAGTGAATCGTTCAGCCCTTTTATACACAATTTCACAACCCTGTCCACATTGTCGCGGCATACTTTCCAGATGCTTTCATCGTCAAGCTGATTTTCAGCTTCGTTGTATCCGTTTTCTTCATCGTATTCATCGAATGCCGACTTTTCCTTCTCGACTTCCTCTGGTCTGTTCGGGTTTAATTCAAGGAATTTTTGCGTGATGATGTCCTGCATCACAAAATGAATCATCTTTGCTGCCGCCAGCTGTTCTGCGACATCTGCCTTCAGCACTTCCCTTTCGGATATTCCGAAGACCATTTTCATAATTGCCGCATTGAACTGAAAAGCCGATGCAACATCATCGCCGCCATTCTTTTCCATTAGTTCTGTGTATGCTCTGTACTTTTCAACCGACACTGATGCGCATATGTATTCTTTTTCATTGCAGATCAGTGTCAGTTCGGGTATTATTTGCCATTTGAAAAATTTTCTTGTAACTTCTCGACCTTTGCGTTGACCTCATCGCCTAATGATGTTTCTATTGACGCAAATTCCATGATAATTGCAGCCACGCCCAGTCCTGTGTCCTTGTCCTTCAACTCGTCAACAGTGAACTGGTTGCCGTATACCATGCAGATGCAGTCCATCATCTTTCGGAACTGTGCGGCTGTATACAGTCCGTTCTTCTTTTCAGTTCCCATGATGTCGTCCCTGATCTCAAGATATTCCATGTATGTGTCAACATCCATCTTCGGCATTTCATACTTTTTGTTGTTGATAATTACTTCATGTTTCATGTGTTTGCCCTCCTATTGTTCTTTTACGCTGCTTCTGTTGGCTCTTGTACCTTTCCGAACCAGTTTTTGATCGCTGCTGCTGCGTCCGTGTGTTCTGCCAGAAGGTTGCTTTCGTCAACCTGTGTTTCAAAGTTTCCATCACATGCGCGTTCGTAGAAACTGCCCTTCAGCGTTGCTGTCTGTGTTGTGACCTTGTCTTCCTGTGTCTGATAGTTGTCGTCATATCCCTGACCGAATGTTCCGACATAAAGCCATACAAATTCATACTTGCCATTCAGCTTCTTTGCTCTATATCCGACAGCGACTTCAGGTGCTTTGTCGTCCTTGTTTTTCACAAGCCAGCCATTCTTGTATAAATGACCGAACAGCATTGCTTTGTCCTGCGGTGCAAGCGAATTGACTTCAAACTCCACGTCTGTTCCTTCGTAGGTTTCGACTGTGTCCTCCACTCCATCATCGCTGTAAATCTTTTCAACGCTGAATTTATCAGACACTTTTCCTGAAATAGCACGCGCAAGTTTGACTGGTGTGCCTGCTGCGTATGCTGTCGCATCGTTCTGTGTTACTGGTGCGACATAAATGTCACGAAACGACTTTGTTCTTGATCTGATAATCTGCTTTCCTGCTTCACTCATTCTTCTTCATCCTCCTGTTCTGCTTCTTCTGCCGCCATGAACCTTGCGGCATTCATAAATATTTTTGTATCTGTTTCAAGATTGTCATTTGCGCCCATGAATGCGAATCCTGCCTTTTTCATAAGTCGCCTGATTCTCTTTTTTAACCTGATTTGATCTGTACTTGACCAGATGCACACTTGCACTGCTGCAATCTCGACTTCTTCGTCATCGTCCGAATGTTCGCCGCCGTAGTCCCCCAGATTCCACACAGTCACATGCAGTCCCTTGATGTCTGCGTCATACCAGCCCTGCTGCACTGTGATTCCTTCTGCCTCCAGCACTTCAAGCGCATCCAGTGTCTTCTTCACAATGTCCATGTGTCATCCTCCCAGCTTTTCATTCAATAACTTCTGATATTCCTGATCTGCTATCGTGTCCCACTGTCCGCGGCATTCTTCCATTGTGTTGTAAAGGAAGTCTTGTGGGGGTTGTTTCGTTGTCCCCCATTCCACAAACTTCATGTAAAACCAGTTTTCTGCATCGCCCAGAAGTGTCCAGCCGACTTCGCCGCCCTTTGTTGTCACTTTCGTGGGGATATTATCCGCAGCGTGTCCAGAAGGTCTGTATCCCTTCTTTCCTGACTTTGAATTGTCTGCCGACCTTGCCATAACTGCCTTCATTCGTGGTTCGGTATAATCAACAGAACGCTGGAATATCTGCTTGTTTGTTTTTCTGATTTCCGAATCGCTTGCAAGTGTTTCCAGTTTGTTTTGAAGTTCTTTCAGCCCTTCAAATTCAAAAGTCACTTTCATGCTGTTTCCTTCCCTGTGTCAGAATCTGACACATTTATGTGACGCGGTTCGCCTTCAGTTGTACATATTGCTTGTCGTTCTGTCTGAAGTCCCTTGCAAAAATGTTGTACTTTTCGCCTTCGTACTCCACGAAGTAGTCCTTCAAGTGTGCTGCAATCTCTTTGACCTTCTTGCAATACCTGACATTATCGAACACGATCGTGTCTTCCAACCTGATTTCTATTGCCTTGTACAGTTCTTTTCCGTAAAGGCTGCCGATCTCGCACCAGCATTCGTGATACAAGATCGGTTCTGTTTCCACTCGCCTTCCATCAACTTTTCCGTACTGGTATTTGTATATTTTGATTCTTGCGCTTGACATATCACTTCAACCTTTCTTTCAACATCATCGACTGCACCGCGAATCTGACTTTGTCGTCTGTTGGTGCTGTTCTGTCCCTGTTGTCGTAGGCTTCTTTGACATACATGCAGATCAATAACTTCTGGCGGTTCGTGAGTGCTTCAGGATTGAAGTCTTTGATCAGGTCTGTCATTTCTTCCAGCACTGCTGCATAAATCAGTTTGATCACTTCATCGTCATCGTCATAGTCGATACGACAATATGCTTTCAGCTCTTCCAGTTCCATGTCTTTTCCTCCTCTCCTGAAGCCTGCTGCCATTAACCAGCAACAGGAACTGTGATTTCTCCCTTGATGACTGCTTCTTCATCAAATGCCTGCACATCGAATCTGTCACGCACCTTGATTCCTGTCTGGTCTTTCGCCCATAAATCGCCAGCTTCGGTTGAAAGTTCGATGCTGATCTTCTCGCGGTCAAATAAAGTGATTGCTTCCTTCAAGTCGCCCATATAAAGTGGGTACTTGTACGCTGACACATTGCTTCCATCAGTCTTCACTTCGACATTCTTCAACACTTTGTTGCTGACCTTCTTGATCGGATATACACCAAAAAGAAGCATCTTTGTTTTGTCTGTGACATCTGGCTGCAAAATGTAGTCGCCGCGTTCATCCTTTAATGTGTCAAGATAGTTGAATCCTGACTGGTTTGTCAGAACGATTGAAGACGCTGCAATCGCTGGATCAAGTGTCACATTGAAGACTGTCTTCAGATCGTCCACAGTGCTGATTGCAACTTCTTTCGTGTTTGTAATCTCTGCAAGTTTCTTCAGAATCGCAGTGTTTCTTGTGGCTCTTGACTTCTTCGCGATCCACTTATTCAGGAAGCCCAGAATGTTTTCTGCTGTGTCCTGAAGAAGTTCGCGTGTTACTTTCAGGATGCCGCCCTTCTTGCCGATCTTGTACTTGATCTGTCGCAATTTCGGTGTTTCTTCCTCTCCGAACTCTGCTGCTTCATCTACATCGTCCCATGGTGTTGAATCTGCATCTTTTTCAAGCACTCTGCTTCCTGATAATGTGCTGACAGGCTCAACATTGACATACTGTTCAAGGTCGTCATCTGTCCTTCTTAATTCGTGGATGTCTGTCTGAATGTCCTGTGGGACTGTGAAGCCGCCGTCCTCGTCTGTCTTCTCCGACATTGCATCCATGATCTTCCTGTCTTTCTCGTCCATTTTTGTCTTGCGCATTCCGCAAACAATACGATTGACAAATGCACGCGCGATGTCTTTCTTTGAAGGTGCTTTGTCCTTACCTTCAGCCTTTGTTGCTTCGTCCTTGTCAATCTGGTCTTTGATGTCCTCGTCCTCGTCATCCTCTAAGTCCATAAGGATGTTGAAACGATCCTGCATGTCCACAAGTTCTGCTTTCGCTTCCTTTGCTTCCTTTGTCTTTCCCTCATTCACAAGGGCTTTGATCGCGTTCTTCTTGTCATTGATTTTCTTCAGTAACGCTCTTGCTTCTTTGCTCATTGTTTTTCCTCCGTTTTCTTAAATTCCATACATGTACAGATCGCCCAGAATTTCTTCTGTTTCGTCTGCCTGCTGCTGTCTTGCTTCGATGTCTTCAGCTGTTTCAGTCTTCATTCCTGCTGGCGCATGTTTGAATCTGTCTATCATGTAGCCGACACATGCTGCGACTGCTTCCGCTGATTCATCCACTTTGATGTTGAAATAGTCTGAAGCGCGACACTCTGATGCTTCGCTTTCTGACATCCATGTTTCTGCATTGATCAGTTCTTCAAGCTGGTCTGCTGTCACGCCTTCCTTTGCTTTTGTCATGTAGATGTCTGTGATCATCTGCTGACAGCTGTCAAGCTGGCTTATAACCGCCGCGAAGTCGTCTGCATTGCCCCACGCCATTGTCAGCGGCTTGTGAATCATAATCTGTGCGCCTGTTGACACAACAATGTCATCGCATGCCATAAGGATCACGGATGCGATTGACGCTGCAATTCCGTCCACAATGCCTGTGATATGTCCTTTGTGGCGTTTCAAAATGTTGTATATGCCAATTCCTGCGAATACATCGCCGCCACAGCTGTTGAAGTACACTGTCAGTTCTGCATTGTTGTCAATGCCGTTCAGAAAGTCTGTGATGTCCTGTGGACAGGTGTCTTCTGATGTCCACTTGTCCCACGCCGAAGATACAATGTCGCCGTATATGTACAGTTCAACGCCGCCCGCTGCCGCGTCTTTTATCTGCATGAAGCCGACATTTTCAATCGTTCTTTTCGTTCGATTTCTTCTTGTGAAGTTCATTTTCTTCGCCATCGTCTTCCCCTCCTTCCTGATCGGTGTCAGTTTCATTCGTTTCGGCTGTTTCCTGCTCCTGTTCATCCTGATCCGTATTTTCGCCGCCTTCTGTGTTTGGCTCATTTATAGGATTGTCAGGATCGCTGTTTTCTTCAGTGTCCTGTTCTTCAGCTTTGTCATATGCTGCCCCGACTTTCGTCAACGGCACATAAGTTCCATTTACAATCAATGTGTCGCCGCCTTCCATGTCCATCAAATCAAGTTTTCTTCTGGCTTCGTTTACTGTTTCAATGCCGTTGTTGATTCCTTCCTTCAGAATCTCCATTTGTGTTTTGCTATCGGTACGAAGCAGCACTTTTTCATTCATTTTGAAGTACAGCCCTTCTTCCACTTCGTCATCCGATAATAGCTTGTAGTTCACTTCTTCTTCATACTGCTTCAGCACAAAAAGCATCGTGTCCACATAGAATGACAGCTGCTGCATTTCTGAATTGCTGTATGATGATTTTTCATAATCGTTGATCTGGTTCGGTTTAATTCCGAACGCTGCTGCAATCTGAAGCGCAGAATATTTCTTCAATTCGATGAACTGTGAATCTGTCAGCTTAATATCTAGCGGTGTCAGCTTCATTCCCAGTGGCACAGGAAGAATCTTGCCTGTGTTCTGGCTTCCTGCTCCGAAGCGTTCAAAAGTCTGTCGCAGCTTTGTTGCTGCATCTTCATTCAGTTCGCCTGTGTATTCCAGCACCGCTTTCGCTGTCAATCCGTTTTTGTACAAATTATTCAGGAAGCGTTGCGATTCAATCACGCCTTCAACTGTCTGCTTCAGGATGTATTGAACTGGTAGTCCGACTATTCCGTTCAGGCAGTGTGAAGTCTTGAAGTGCAAGACATCTTCCGTCCTGAATATGTACTGTTCGCCTGAATATTCATCACTGTACAAGTACCAGATTTTCCCTTTGCCTGCGAAAATGCCTTTGTCGTCAACTATGATCTGCACCCTGTCCGATGGCATGATCCACATGTCTAGTGCTTTATATTCTCCACCATATTTCTTGCGCTTGAATTTCCTGCGTACATAGACATATGCGTTCCCATAATGGTTTCTGTTCATTTCTACAGCGTTCCAGAAGGTTGTCGGTGTCATAAAAGGGTTCGGACGCTGCTTCATAAGCCTTGCAATGTCGTTGTCTATCGGCTCACTGATGCCCTTGTTTGTTTTCTGGTACAACTTCCATGGCATTTTCGCGACTGTTTCTGACATCATTTTCAAACAAGTGAAGTATGTCACGTCAGATGTCGGCTTCTTGCTTTCGCTGTCGCGCTTAATCCCAACCCATTCCAGAAACGATTCATCATTCAGTGTTGCTGTATCTGTTTCAATATTCATTCCGAATGCTTTCATAATTCCTTTGTTCAGTGTTTTCCACATGTTCAACCTTGCGCACCTCCCTTCTGTCGCAATTTCTCTGTTCCTGCAAACCAAATATCAAGGTATCTGTTGACATCTGGCTTGATTTCGCCCTTCATTGCCATCATCCATGCATCAATGATTGCATCCACGATGTCGATTCGCTCTGTTGCGTATTCTTTATCAATTTTTATTTCCCCGAAGCTGTTTGAAGTCGTCTTTGCGTTCGCAATAGACCACTTTGTTGCTTCGCTTCCGTCATGTTCGACATGTCCTGCTTCCAGTTCCAGCCTGAAGTCAACTGTCGGATCATTCAATTCTCTTGCCGACTGTTTCACTGCGATACTGTCAAATCCCAGTGCTTCCAAGTCTGTCAGGAACGCTGAAGCATTGTGCGGATCGTAACAAATCCACTGCACATCCAATTCATACAGCTTCACGATCTTCTGCAAGTACGCAATTATGTACTTATAGTCTGTTTTTACGCCGCCCATCGTTTCCGTGACTTCGACAAGCCCCTGTCTGATCCATAGGTCATACGGCACGCGATCCGTCTTGATGTGTTCTTCAACTCTCCTTTTCGGAATGAAGCTGTGTGCGTGTACGAAGTAACATTTGTCTTCGCCGCGCATGAATGGGATCACGATTGCGATTGATGTCAAGTCGCCGCCTGATGACAGGTCAAGTCCGACATAAGCCTTCTGACCTCTGAAGTCAGCCAACGTCTTCTTGACTGCTGCCCTTGTCCAGACATCCATGTCCTTGATATAGACATCGTTCGTCCACTGAATCCACATGTTGAGCTGCTTGACAATGAAGTCGCGCAGTGTTGATCCTCCCATTTCCTTTGCTGTTGCAGCAATCGGAATCATGTTCTGCAATGCATCCCTGTCATATTCCAGAATCGGGTTTGCCTTGATCCAGTTTTCAGGTGTCCACATATCGTCAGATTCATTCATTTGCGCGATGTATATGAACTGTGAATCATTACTTGCAACGCCCTTCAGGACTTTCACGCAGTATTCATACAGTGCAAAACACGGCGATTTCAGGTCAAATCCTGCTGTCGTGATCACGCTGATCAGTGCCGACTTCATTTTCTTGATACCGCCTTCAAGCAGCTTGTACATCTGATCATCTTTGTGTGCGTGATATTCGTCCACGATTCCCAGATATGGTCTGAAGCCGTCAATTGACTTCGTGTCGCCTGACAGTGCCTTGATCTTGCTGTGTGTGATCTTGCAATCAATAGTCGAATTGTGTTCGTGTATCTTGAAGCACTCCGACAGATCGCTGTCAGAATTGATGAATTTCACAATTTCATTGAAGACGATCAATGCCTGATCTTTCTTTGTGGCTGTACAGTAAATCTGACCATATTTGTACTTGTCAAAATTGCCGTAGTACGCCGCAAGAATACCATTCAGGAATGACTTGCCGTTCTGTCTTCCCAGCTGTATATAACTGGTTCTGAATCGTCTGTGATGTCCATCTTTTGTTCTCCATCCGTTCAGGCTTCCGAGTATGAAGCACTGGAATGGATAGGCTGTCACTGGCTGTTCTTCTTCGCCTTCCGCAATCGTCAGCGTTTCTGCAAAGTCAATGATCCTTTCAGCTTCTTCAACATCAAAATAATAGCGATATGGCGCAGCTTCAGCCTTTTTCATGTCGTCTATGTGTCTTTGACACGCAGCTTTGACCAGATCGCCAGCAACGATCTTGTCTGCAAGGACATCCAGTGCGTATTGTGTGGTTCTGTCCGTCATTTATCGCCTATGCAAATTTAGCGAATTTGTTTTCCTTCGGCGTTTCCTTGTCGGCTTTTGGCACTACAAGGCGACAGCGTGACGACACTGTCAGCCCGAAGTCCGCAGCACCCTGTCGGCACTGCTTAAAATAGCGATCCTGAAGAAGTGCCAGTCGTTCAACTGTACTGTTCACGACCTGTCTTTCAACAATGATCGGGTTTCCGTCCGCGTCATTCTCTTTGAACTCCATTCTGATCGTGAGTGGTTGCGACTTCATTTCTTCCGTTACCGCCACATAGTTTTCCTGTGCGATGACCAGTCTTGCCAGTGCATCAACATCAAGATTTGACACAAGGTCAATCGCGCGAAGTTCTTTCACAATCTTTTTGAACGTCTTTTTCTGTGAAGGTGTCAAATAAGACGGCGCAGTCACTTTGTCTGCTGCTGCCTTCACTTCCGTTCGCTGGCGTTCTTCGATTTCCGCTTTTGTTAGGTGTTTTTTGCCCTTTGCAATAACCAGTTCTATCGGTTGTCGTTGTCCTGCCATATCTTTCGCGACCTCCCTTCTTTGCTGGATTTCCTTGCGTTCGTGTCAGAATATGACACACCCTTCTTGTAGGGCTTTGATCTGGATTTTTCGTGGGGAGTTTTCTCCACGGAGAAGGGGGAGCGCGACTAAATAAACTTAACCCGATACTTTTTCATACTCCCCCTGTCGTCTTCCAGTGACGTTCTATCAGGTCATGCAACATCTTTTGTGTCGCTTTTTTTGTCTGTTCATCCTTGCTGTACAAGGCTTCAATGATTCCATGGCTGTGATTGCTCAATGGGATCAGATTGGTTGCATCAAGTCGTCTGTTCCAGTCGTCTTCAATAGGTGTGATATGATGCACCATGTCAGCTGTCTGTATTACATGCAGCACATAGAAGGCATATATATCAACGCCATCAAACCGCCTGATTGTTTCGGCTCTTGTCTTCCTCCACTCACTTGATACATAGAAGGCTGCTGTCTTCTTGTTTCTTCGGTGTTTGTTGTATTCCATGTGTCTTGACTGTTGCCCTGCTGCCTTCGCTGCACAGGCTTCACATTCAGCTATATTCTGTGGTATTAAAGCCCCACATCTGCACTTGTGAAATAACAAACCCTGCACCACCTTTCTACTGCTGCATATGCTTCATATATCCGTCTGTATAGGCTCTATACGCAGCCGCTTATATATGCCCCTTATATCTGCCCTATATATGCGCCCCTGTCAGGTATGCCCCTATATAAAGCCTTGTTTTTATGCTTCCTGTGGATGCCCTTATATAAGCACCCACATTCCGCAAATAAGAGGGCAGAAATGCAATAAAAAAGACCGATTCAACACTTCTGTGCTGTTTCGGTCTTTCTGTACAACATTTCACGATACTATTTTACTTTAGGATGTCCCCTATAAAAACCCTCACTTTTCCCACGCTTTTCCCATGCTTTTGCTGTCGTTTCCCTTGAAAAAAGCCTTTTTCAGATCGCGTTTTTTCAAATTCCGTTAATTCCGAATAATTTGACGGACATTTTCTTCAAAATCGCCTTGCACCAGTTTGAAGGGCTGTTTTTTCCGCAATCCAGCCGATCCGCAATCTCCTCAAATGTAAATCCGTCAATATAGTGCATTTTAAACGCTTCATACTTGTACAATGTGCCTTCTTTCCTGCTTTCGGCTTCCAGTTCGGTCAATGCCCTGTCAATGTTAATTATCATCATCGCCGTGACCATTTTTGCTTCCTTGACAGATTTCAGCTTCGCATTTTCGCCCTTCAGGACGCTGTATGCTGCTTCTGTGACCTCTTCTTCTTCCGTGATCGCATTGTTTATATATTTTTTCAGGTCAATATATGATTCCATCAATCTTCGTGTGTTATACAGTGTTTTCTTCTTCTCTGCCCTCTTTTCTTCGATTCTGACTTCAGCAAATGCCCTTCGCACCGCGATCCTGATTGCTTCCGTCATGTCCTGCTGTGTTTCATCGCTATTTTGCACATTGCACACCTTCTTCCCTACTTCTTAGGCTTTCGCCTTTTATTCTTTCTGGCTTTTTCAAGTGCCTTCGCCCTGATCATCGGCATTCCTTTCATTTTGCGCCTGTTGTTGCTGATCAGTTCCTTGCGCAGCTGCAATCCTGTCCATTTTGTCTTCCTGAATGCTTCTGTGATTGCTTTCCCTACCTGTTCAAACGCTGGCTTCAACTTTTCAAACGCTTCCGTGATACTCTTTACTATTTTTCTTCCTGTTTCCTGCGCCCACTTTGCTGTCGATTCAAGCAGCACTTCGACTTCTTCTTCAGGAAGTCCGCTGTATTCCGATACAGCTTTGATCGTTTCTTCTTTTGTCCATTCAGGATCAATCTTCAGTCCTCTTGTGACTGCTGCCAGTTTCATCACATCTGCACTGATGTTTCTTTCTGCTTTCGGCTGTTCTGTCGTTTCTTCTGGTTCAGGTTCTTCCACGACTGCTGCCCTGACAGCTTCCTGTCTGTCTTCCGCAATCAATTCCTGTGTGCGTTCTGCAATTTTCTCTGACAGATCGTCTTTTTCTTCCTCCTGTGGCTTCGCACGCTGTCCCACAAGCCTGTTTTTTATCTTTGTTGCATATTCCTTCAGCTTCATGTCTTTCACTCCTTCCTGCGCCTTTATGTAAAAGGCAAATCGTCAACGCCGTCCGGTATGTTCATAAAACCATCGCCGCTGTCTGGTGCTGGCTGTGGTCTTGACTGGTTGTCGCCTGCTGCCGCTTTACTTTCCGCAAACTCGACCGATTCCACAACAACTTCCGTTGTGTAAATCTTGCGTCCTTCTTTGTTTGTATAGCTGCCAGTCTGAATGCGTCCTTCAATCACAAACTTTGTTCCCTGCTGTCCGTACTTCTCCACGAACTGTCCTGTCTTTCCGAATGCCACACAGGAAATGAAGTCAGCTGACTGTCCTTCCTGATCTCTCTGGACTCTCCTGTCAACCGCAAGTGTGAAGCGTGATATTGCCATAGGCTCTGCGCCTTCTGTATATCGTGTCTGTGCATCCCTTGTCAGCCTTCCCATCAATATGACCTTATTCATCTTTTGTCTTCCTCTCTTTCTTTGCGCCTTTGGCTGCTGCCTTGATGATCTCTGATACAATCAGAATGACCAGTGCTGCCAGAATCGCGATGAATCCTATTTGCAATATAATCACAATAATTCCACCCAGATTGCTGATTGCTTCTTCAATCCATATACTTCGCATGTTTCTTTCCTCCTGTTATCTTCGGCATATCATGTCTTCATAAAGTTTCTTGTATGTGTCGCGCTCTGCTTCAAGCCTGATCATCTGCTCACGCGATGCCCCCCCGATTGATTTTCGACATATTCCTTCGTGTCTGCTCCTGCATCCAGTTTCAATGCGATTTGAAGCGCAATGTCGATCTGCTGCATTTCTCTGTCTGTCACACTTCCGATCCTGTTATTCAATCTTTCAACACTGACTGTTGTCGGCTGTTCGCACAGTGCTTCAGATACCCTTCCAGTCGTTCTGATCGTCACATGCGTTGACATGTCCTTCTTCGGCTGTGATGTCAGGAACACAATGACCACATCACCGCTGTGTTTGTTCAGGAAGTCAGCTGATACAACGACCGCTGGTCTGTCCTTCCTGATCTCGTTTCCTCTCTGCCCTCTGTTGTTATTGATATAATACACATCGCCGCGTCTGACATTGAACTGCTGCTGTTGTCTTGTGAAATGTTCGTACATGCTTTTTATTCCTCCGTATATTCTCCATATTTTTCCTTCAGCATCTTTGCGCGTGCCTGAATGTCGTCTGCAAGTTCTCTTTCCTTGTCTTTGTAGGTCTGCGCTCTTGCTGGCTTTCTTGCCCTGATTGCGTTCTGGATTGCTGTCTGGTACTGTCTGCGCTTCTGGACTGCTATGCGCTGTACTCTGTCCATAATCGTGATCGTGTAGTGTGCGCCGCAGATCGGGCATTCATAATACTGTTCGATCACATCATCCCCATGTTCATCCTGCGTGATCACTTTTTTCTGAATCTCTATCATGTCAGGTGTGAATGTTGCGTTGCATTTGTTACAGATTATTTCATTCATACTGCTTCCCCTTCCTGTAATTAGCTGAATCGCTGAATCTTAATCATTTTCGCTGCAAATCTTCCCAGAAGTTCTTCTTCCTTGCTTTCCTTTTCCTCTTTTGTCATTTCCTTGCGGTTTTCTGCGAAGTCTGCCATTTCATCCAGAACGTCTGCTGCTTCTCTGAATGTTTTCGCCATTTCTCTCACTTCTTTGCTGTCCTGCATCTGCTTTTCCTCCTATGCTCCAAACTCCATTACTGGATTGTCAATATAATCTGCTGCGACTGCTGCCGCCTGTTTGCTGTCTGCGATCAGGTCAGGATATGTTCTGCAATCCTGACCATTTTCTTTGCACTGCTCCTGTTCGTGTTCTGATACATTTTCAAACTGTTTGTCATACCATCTGCAAAATGCCATTGTCCTTCCTCCTGTCCCTCGCTGCCGATCTAAACATCATTAGCAGCATTTCTTGAACTGATCTGTCCCTGTCTTTTCTTCTTGCCTTCCTGATACACTTCAAGTCGTAGCATGTCCCTTTGTGGTTCAATCCGTCAGGAACATACACGCCGACATTGTATGGAACTTCATTGCTCACTGCTGCATATACTTCTTCAGGCATTACATAATAATTAAAATCGCCCAGAAAGTTGTGTCCGTTTTTTGAATGGAAGTCTTCAACCGATGACTTCACTTCGTAGCAATAAAAGTCGCCTTTTTCAATTCCTGAAGGTGTGTTGTTCTTTGGCTTAAAAAGCATATAGTCAACGCGTTTCCCTTTTGATGTTGAATAATCAAAGGTCACTTCACGCGCCCAGTATATTCTTGTATCGTTATACGGATTTATGTGTTTTTCTACTGACAATGACAGTATCTTTGTCGTTTCTGGTCTGTTGCTCATTATTCTTCGCCTGCCTTTACTTCTCCCAGTCCTAAAATGCAATAGCCGTCTTCAAGCCCTGTGAAGTCTTCCAGCATGTACACAATTTTCTTTTCGATTGTTCTGCCTGTCGTTGTTCCGTTCTTGCATTCGTGCATCACGATTGTGTCGCCTTCTTTATATCCGCGGTCATTCTTTCGCAATTCAAATGTCTTGCGCCCTGTTTTGACATCATCAAAGAATGTTGTCCCCAGTTTCACGTCATGCACTTTCTTTTCCTGTTGCGAAGGAAGCTGCTGCATCTTTTCTTCGTCTTCCTTCTCGCGAAGTTTCCTTGCTGTTTCTCTGTCAATCGCGTCCTGTTCTTCGTTGTATCTTTCTTCTTCGGTCTTTTCGGCTTCTGCCTTATTCACATACTGATCGCAGCTTTGGCATGTTCCTGTCTTCACATTGCATTCTGAATATCTCTGGCAGCTATAACACAGCGATGTGATGCTTTCTGGGTGTGCATCTTCCCATTCTTCTTTGTCCTAGATCGGAAGA